GACGAAAAGGGTTGACTGCATCACTGCTTGCTATGAACGATGTTGATCCCATTGCTTTGCCAGGTACTCCCCAACTCGCAATAGAAGTGTAACTCGTGACTGTATTTTTCCAAACCACGAAAGAAAAAACTGCTTCTTCATTTTCATCAAAAAAGCAAAGTGTGATTGCTCCTGATTGATCGTACAAGAAAGCTTCAAACCCGATTTCTGAGTACAGATACCAATTGTCTGACCCAAGTTCACCATTAGAATCAGCTGCAAAGCGAACGTCTAACACTCCTCCGTGCCAATTTAATCCAGATCCGACTTTATCAAGTGTGATTATCTGTTTTCCATTATAAGTACTGAATCTTAGAGAACCATTGATCGCATTGATTGGGTTTTCCAGATTTTTTTGTATCGTTCGCGTCCAATTTGAAAATGAAGGAGCAGAACTTAAAATTTCCTTCGTTTTAGTATCGTCATAACCGTCTATCTCCTCAATCTTTCCGAACTGCATCACCCCATGTTCAGAGATTAGGCCAATGAAACCACTCTCTTTTTTGAGTTTGATGTGATAGTCAACAGCTACTTCTTCTGTTCCTTCATTATTGATTTCAAATTCCCAAACTCCCTCATCATTCAA